CGCCAGGCTCTGCGCGAAGATAAGCTGCGACAGGCCCTCCCGGGCGGCATCGTCGGCCAGATCCGGCAGGCCCTCGATGGTGCCGCCGACCGCCCGGACCTCGGCCTGTTCCTCGATCAGGCGCCGCGACTCTCGCAGACCACGCATCCGCGCCGCCTCGTAGATGGCCGTCGACAGCGGCCTGACCTCGACGCTCACGCCGTGCGACAGATCGATCCAATAGTTTTCCTTGGGAATGTCCAAACGAATCATCGCCTCCCCCCTAGGCCGTTCGGTTGCATCCATCCCCACGTGCTATTTGGTGTTACATTATTTCTTTTTATTTGACTTTTTTGTGACTGCCCGGTCTGTGACATTTCTGTGAGCCCCGGAATTTCGTGTGGATAACGCCGCGGGATTGCAAATAGTGAACGGCGGCAACCTTGCAGCGAGAGCAGACGGGCCGCCCGAACCGCAATCCGGCCGGCCCGCTCCCCGGTCTAGGCGTAGGCGTAGTCCTCGACGTCGTTGTGCAGGGTCACCTGCAGGGCGTACCCGGCCGAGGCATCCTTCGATGCCTTCCACTCGTAGGTGGCCTGGATGCCGCCGGGCCCCTCGATCGGCTGCTTCTTGCGGGGGAAGAAGACCCGCGGCAGGTCGAAGGAGATCTTGAACAGGTCGGCGCCCGGGATGGTATAGCCGTACTCCATGGATGCCGGGCTCTCGGCCTTTCCCGCATCGCGGATCGCGCTGTTATCGGCGCTGTAGCGGATGTCGACGGACCCGTCCGGCACCCGCTCGGTCTCATCGACGCCGTCGATCAGTCCGTCGTCGCGGATGGAGTCGATGCGGTCCAGGTTGTTCGAAAAATTCAGCCGGCCGCCGGTGATGCTGGCGACCTGCGAGCCGTTCAGTTTGATGGTGCCGCTGCCCTGGTTGAAGCGGCGCAGGACATACTCGATCGGCGACGGGTCGGCCGCGGCGACCGGGGTACTCTCGCCCTGGTAGACCATGCCGATCGTCGCATTGGCCGGGCCGGTGCGCGCCATCTCGAACGATAGCGTCTCGGCTTTGCCGCCGAAGTTCCGCGAGTACTCCGGCGTCGCCAGTTTCGTATGGCCGACCTCGTGGACCAAGGAAGGCAGATCCTCGCCCGAGGTGAAGACGTGGTCGTAGCCGCCGCCGGTCAGGGTCGTGCCCGAGACCGTATCGGCCGATGCCGCGAGCGTGAAGGTGTTGCCCGTGGTGCCCACCGTGTCGAATTCGACGGTCAGGATCTCGGTGCCGGTTTCGCGCGAATAGCTGCACTTGGCGATCTCGGCGTCGACCGAGCCGTCGAGGTCGCTGATCAGCTGGTCGATGGTCTGCACCACCGTCCCCTGGATCTCGGTCTGGTTTCCGGTCGGCGTGCCCGAAACGAAGGTCCAGACCGTGCCGTTCAGGGTGATCGTGTCGTCGGCATCCGGATTGTCGGCGAAGCTGATGGTGCCCGTCGCCTTGACGCCGGTCGACACGGGGTCGCCGAACACGGCCTTCAGCCACCAGCCGAACGCCCGCAGATCGATCGGGACCACGATCGACCCCTCGTCGGTGACGCCCTCGTAATACGGGTCCTGGGCGTCGCTGCCCTGGCCCAGCAGCGGATCGTAACCGAGCGGCCGCTCGGCCCCGATGTCGGCGCTCTTGAAAGGCAGCTTCACGTAGACGTCGCCGCCGCTGCCGTCGGGCGGCGTCCCGTAGGTGGCTTCGAAAGCGCCCAGCAGCTGGGCGTCGGCACCGTATGCCCTGGTCTTGGCCATGGTCGAACTCCTTCAGGTCCTGCTGTTTCACCGCGGGAGGAAACGCCCCGCGCCACATGATCTCGATCGCTACGACAGCGGCGACGCCGTCACGTACTCCAGCACCACCGGCACCCGTACCGCCTTGATCGCCTGCGCGCCGTCCGCCTTCTCGTGCTCGGTCTCCGGAGCGTCCGGCGACACCATCTCGACAGCCCCGCCGAGGGTCGAGTCCGCATCGAGTGCCGCGCCGATATCGCGCAGCAGCGCGTCCAGGAAGGCGTCGCGCGTTGCCGGCGTCGGCGCCTGGAACTGGACGAAGATCTCCGCCTCGTGGGCGTAGGCGTAGGCCGGGGGCGACAGGTAGACCTCGGGCTCACCCGGGTCGCCGTCGCGCAAGGACACCAGCCCGCCGTCCGGAATTTCCTTCTTGTCGACGTCATTGCGCTCGACCAGCGGCGACGGCGCGTTCGTCCAGGCGATCCCCTCGAGCAGCGCCAACAGGGCGTTGAGCGCGGTCTCGCGGCCGCTGGCGGTTTCCTCGGCCATGGTCAGTCCCCCGCCTCCAGTTTCCAGACCAGGCGCTCCTCGTCGCGCTGTGGTTTCCCGGTGACGGTGTAGACGTCGTCGCCGATCGCGAACGTGTCGCCCTTGCCCGGTTCGGCGATCTCGGACACCCGCACCTCGAGGACCGTGGTCGCGCTCACCACCGACCCGCCGAAAGGCGAGACATCGACGTCCGGCTGGCTCTTCATGACGCGCACCGGATCGTCCCACGTCTCGCCGCCAGCCGGCGTATAGATGGCGTCCATGGCCAGGATTGGATCGTCGAACAGATCGTCGACCATTTCGGAAAACGTCATCCCACACTCCCCGGAAACGCGAAGGGGCGGCCCAAAGGCCGCCCCGCTAGGTGTCGTCGGTCATCAACAGACACTGGACTACGCCGTCCAATTGTCCATCAGCCCTTGGTCTTGGATGACGGTAATTTTCCTGATCTCGAATTTGTGCTGGCGCTGCGGCCCGACGATTAGCCCGAAATGCTGCTTGTCCATGATGTTGAACGCCGTACTTCCGATGACGGACGGTGGCGTTTCGGTGCCGTCGAGTTTGTTCCAGTAGATTGTCGAGCCGGCCTGGCGGCCGTCGATGTAGAACCGTACAAACCCCGGTTCGGTATCGGTCGCCGGCTTCCAGAACGACGAGTGCTTGTGGAACTCGTAAAAAAAGGTTTCCGGCGGATACTTGCGACCGCCATTACTATCGACCGAGCAGTATTTGTACGCCCCGCAGGTAACGCCGTAGATTCCAAAGTGCTCGTGCAGGATCATCGTGCACCAGCGAATTCCGAGGTTGGCAATCGCCTCGAAAAAATCCCACTCGACCTGCCGATGGTACATATCCGCCTGCCCCGGCCATTGGAGCAGGTCGTTCATCCGGGCCATGCCCTCCACCGGCAAGGCCCAACAGGCCGGCCAGCCGTAGGCCTGACGTTCGGCGAGCGTGTCGACGTCGGCCATGGCGTAGCGGATATCGAACTCGACGTAGGCCCCGCCGCCGAAAGCAAGGCCGGAGTTGAAGTTGTCGCCTTTGCAATCGGCTGTCAGGAGGGCCATGTTGCCATAGGCATCATTGTAGGTCTCATCGAAGACGAGACCATTCGCGCCGGTCGTAATGCCGGTCATGTCGGTGTCGGGATAATTGTAGGGACGCTGGTTTGTCCAAAGACCGAGGCCGCCGGTGAAATCCTCGGAATAAGACTCGTGCGTAAAGTTGTAGTCCTCGAGGTCGTCCTCGGCGCGGCGCTCGGCCCCGGCCACATACGGCGCGGCGGGGCCTACTAAAAATTTTCGACGACGCGACCCGCCAGGGTTTCATAGGCGGCCGAATTCAAAAGAACGCTGGTGTCGCCGCCGTTGTAAAGCGCGTCCATTTCCGTTTGCGCGAACAGGTCAGCAAGATTGATAAAACTGCACCGCGGATGCGCGCCGGCGAAGTCCTCGACGGCCTCACGATAAGCAACAAGATCGACATCGTCCGGGGTCGAAACCCGGTACGTCGGCATAATCAAAAACGAGACTTCGTCCGTCGGCCATCCGTTGGCGACGAAGGTGTCGTCGACCAGTTTCAACAAGGCTTCATGGTTATCGACGAAGGCCTCGGGACTGTCTGCGTTCATGGACTTGCGCCATCCCAGGGACGGCACCGACGGTTCGGACCGATCGTGGTAGCCGAAACAGGCACAGAGCACGATCCGGGGCGACTGCCCTTTGGCAAGTTGGAGCCGTCGCATTTCCCCGAAGTAGAGCCCCCAGGCGTCTGTGTCGTATGCGTCGAGAGCGTCGACACAATCATACATCGAGTAGCCGCTGTTCCCGAGCATCGTGTGAACCGAAACCCCATGATCGAGGTCCAGGTCTTCGACACGCATGTCGTAGCACATGACGGGACCGACCAGGGCGTTCCACTTGAACCCCAGCGGGTAGTCTCGCGCAGCCGCGGCGAGATCGAAATAGCCGTGCTGACGGCCGTAGGCTCCGGCATTGGTTGAGATTTCGTCCGCCAAAAGGATTTGCGTCCACGGGCTTTCCTCGCGCCGTATCCGCAACTGCATCGTTCCGCTGTCTCCCGGATAGGTGCCGTAGTTGAAATGGCAGCGAATATTGGCGTTTACGTTGAACTGCGACGCGGTGTTGATCGAGATCCCAACGTTCGCGGTTTCCGACTGGACATTCGTAAGGTGCCGATAACCGTGGTTCGGGAGCACCAAAGCCGCGAGTTCGGAGGGCGCCCCCGAGGTCGCGGCGGTGCTCCAGGAGCCGCCATATCCGGTGTAGGAGCCCTGAACATAGCTTCCGTAAATGGGCGTTGCGAACATGCCGAACCGTGCGGTAAGGGCCTCGGTGAACCCCCAGTCGAGCCCATGGTTGTCGCGAAGCTGATTGTTGTCGCCGACCATCACGAAATCGACGCGCTGCCGGGACGCCAGGCGCAGGGCTTCGAAGGCGGTCAGGGTGCGGGCGGGCGTCGGGTAGCCCTGCCGACGCAAGACGAAGGGCAAATCACGGATTAGACTGCTGAGGCTCATTGTTTCACCCACCCGCTGACGGCAAAATTGGCGCCGTCGATGACGATCGTCTGAACCCAGCTATCGGTACCGCTGGTGATCGTAATGGTGGTGGTGTCGCCGACCGTTTGGCCGGTTTGCGGTAGCCCATGAAAATTAGGGATCAGGTCGCCGTTGGTGTCTTTCACCCCGGCCGCCTCGATCAAGCGGTTCAGGAGCGCCTGTACAGATTCGAGGGGCATGATCGGCCTCCGTCTTCACAAAAAGGAGGGGCGGCCCGAAGGCCGCCCCGGGTTCCGGCTCGGTCGTCCGTCTGTCAGGCCGTGGGTCAGGTCCGCTTCGCCCGCTGCAGGGCCTTCGGCCGCGTGCAGATAAACAGCGGATAGCTGTAGCCCTCGACGTCCACCCACATGTTGCGGTCCTTGTCGGGGATCACGTAGGGGTAGATCTCGCGCCCGAGAGTGTTGACGAAGTCGAAGCTCTCGCCCGGCGACAACGCCCGCTGGAACAGTCCGGGCAGAACCGGGAAGAACTTGCACTCGTTGGAGGCGATACCCACCGTGTCGTCGTCGGAGCCGTGGTAGTTCATGAAGTTGATCTCGCCGTAGTACAGCTCCTCGTAGGCGAGCCCCTTCCGCAGCTCACTAGCTTCCTGCTGGTACTTGTAGGTTTCGCGGACCTCGGAATGGGCGGTCAGGTCATCCCAGAAGCCGTCGCCGGCAAGGCCGATGATCTGAATCTTCTGCGGCATCACGCTGCCCAGTTTGAGACCCTTCATGGTTTGGCGCACGACCTGGGTGCACTTCTTGCGTACCGCGCCGGAGGCCGGACTTCCGTTGTCGAGATCGAAATCGATCTCGCCGTCCTGGCTGAGGCCGAAGGCGGAGAACCAGTCGACGATGGTCGAGCCGTCGGCATCGAGCACCACGCCCTGGACAGCGCCGAGGCGGTGATACTCCCAGGTCAGCTCGATGTTCGCCTTGATGCCGGTCGGTCCGGCGAACCGACGAGTCACCTCGTCCTGCACCTGCGCCAGTTCGCTCTCGGAGCCGAAGGCCCGAATGTCCTGGACCTCGTCGGCATTGATGCGATCACCCTCGGCAATCCGCACGGTGCGGAAGTCGCGGATTTCACGCTTCTCGTTGGTCCGCTGCACCAGCGGGGCGCCGCGCGGCGAGGTCTGGATGACGCCCAGCACCCCGGATCGTTCCTCGATGGCAACCGTCGTGGTCCGCACCGGCTTGTCGATGAAGAGGTTCGGGATCGAACCCAGGAAGTTGGGAACGTAAGGAATGCGCTCCACCCCGTCGATCAGGCTGACGGAGGTGAACGCATTCTGCTTGAAGATGTCCATGCTAGCCATGGGATGCTTACTCCTCGCAATTAGGATGGATCAGCCGGCCCGTCGGGACGGCGCTCGGTTCGGGATCAGCGTCCGATGATCCCGACGGTCGCCAGCTGCGCGAGGCCGGCGGTCTTGTTGTCGGTGGTCGCGCCCGTGAACCACACCAGTTCGGCGGCGTTCACCTCCGCGTCACGGGACACCGCGACGCCCGGCGCATCGCCATCCGAGGCATCGACCGCGTCGAACAGAATGGCGCAGGCGACTTGCGACCCGTCGGCGTTGGCCGGGTTCCATTCCTTGTACTTGCCGCTGCCGGCCGCGACCGTGATTTCGAAGGCGTCGCCGGCTGCGAAGTCCGGATCGCCGTCCGAGATGGTGAAGGTCAGCCCGCCGGCGGCGAACTCGGTACCGACCGCACCGGATCCGACCGTGATGCCGTCCGGGTCCTCGACGATGAAGTCGCCGGCACCCGAACCGGGTTCGATGAAGGTGACCTTGTAGACGCCGGCCTTGGCCCCGGCACCGACGGTGACGGCCGAGCAGGTGCCAGCGCCGGTGTTGCCGGTGACGGCCTCGGCGGTCGCCGCGCCGACGGTGACCATGCCGAGCACGGCCATCGCCACCAGGGTCTGGCCGGAAAGAACGGTAATCGCGTCACGCGAACGGCTCTTGTTCGCCTCGGAAACGATACCCTCACCCGCATGGGTGGATTCGGTAAGAGTGGTCATGTTTCACATCCTCTGATTGGAATTCGCTGGTTCCGTCCGGGGCCGCCTGCGGCAAGCGCCGGATTCGTGCTTCGACGGCGCGCTATTGCCGCGCCGCCTCCTTGCCGCAGACGCGCTCGACCGAAGCACCCCAACCTCCGTCCTTCGACGTCGTCGACGCGTCGGCGCCGAGATCGGCGTTGCCAACGGCCGCCATGGCCGCGTCCAGGCTGCCGCCCTTCGGAGCCGTTGCCAGGACCTTGACGGCGGCCTCGACGCTCAGGTCCGTTTCAAGGGCCAGCGTCTTGGCCATCTCCGCGCGGCCTTTGGCCTCTTCGGCGTTGAGGATCGCGGCAATGCGTTCGCGGTCGGTAGGTGCCGCTGCCACCTTGCCGTCCTTCTTCTCCTCTTCCTCGCCGGCCTCCGGCTCGGACTGGTCGTCGGGAGCGTCATCCGGCTCGGTCGCCGGATCTTTCTCGGCTTCGGCCTCGGCGGCCTCTTCCGTGGCGGTTTTCTGCTTGGTCTCCTTGTCGGCGGCCTTGAGCGCCGCCCGGTCTTTAAGCGACATGGTATCGCTCCTCTGCTCTCGGGTTGCGGCGCCTGTCGCGCCGGTGCCGGTCCCATTGCCGGCCAGAAATTCGGTGAACGCTTCGAATGCCGCGTCCGGCGACGACAACGCGTCGGCGAAGCCGATGTCCAAGGCTTCGGCGGCCATGTAGCAGCGGGCCTCCGTCGCCAGCACCGCCTCGAGGGTGAGCTGCTCACGGCCGCGGGCGACCGTGTTTCCGAACAGATCGCGGATGGATTCGCACTCGCCCCGGATCTCGTCGCGGACGTCGTCCGGAAGTGGCTCATAGGGGTTGCCGTCGACCTTGTGGGCGCCGGCGTGGATCAGCGTCACGGTGATCCCCGCTTCGTCAAGGGCGCGCGAGAAGTCGGCATGCAGGCAGACCACGCCGACCGACCCGACGCCGCCCGTCCGGGGCACCAGGATTCTGTCGCACTGGCTGGCCAGCGCGTAGGCAGCCGAATAGGCGTCCTCGGTGCATACCGCCCAGATCGGCTTGGCCTGGCGTGCCGCATAGATCCGGTCGGCTAGGTCGAAACATCCAGCCACCTCGCCGCCCGGCGAATCGATGTCGAGCAGGATTCCGCGAACTTCCGGATCGGCCGCGGCGTGGTCGATCTTGACCTGAAGGCCGTCGTAACCGGTCATCCCGCAATAGGGATCGAGCGTCCCCAGCTTGTTGACCAGGACACCCTCGACCGGAATGATCGCGATGCCGTCGACCAGGGCGAAGGTCCGGCGCTCCGGCCGTTCGCCGCGCAGGGCGTCCGCGGCCAGAGCATCGAGGCGTACCGGTTCGTCGTCGGTGTCGGCCCTGACCAGCTGGCCTTCAAGGCCCATCCGGTTGGCGAGGACGCCGAGCAGCTGCTGCGCCTTGTCGGGCGTGATCAGCAGCGGCGGCCCGACGAGGCGTTCGAGCAGCCGGTGATGGTTCATGTCCATGGACGACTCCTATTGTCCCTGTCCGCCGCCGCCCTGGCCGGGGCGGCTCTCTTCCCGCTCCTCGGTGACCGGTGTCTGCGAGATCGCCGAAAGGTCGGGATCGGGCAGACCGAGTTCCCGGCGCCGCTGCCGTTCGTAGGCCAGCTGCTCGAGGATCTCCTCGAAGCTGCGGCCCTGCTCGGCGGCTTCGTCCTCGAGGGTCGAGATGTTCGCGTCGATGCGCATGAGCGAGGCCTGTGCCTCCTTGGTCGGATCGACCCAGCCACGGCCAGGCCCGATCCACCGGCAGCGCGTCCAGGCCGCCAGGTTGTCCCAGAAGCCCGGCGCACCCTGCGGAACCTCGATGGTGCCGTTCTCGAAGGCCTCCTCGAGCCACAGCACGAAGATCGGCGTCGCCACCCCGGCCGCGTAGTGCTCGCGGCGGGCGACCAGGAACTTCCAGGCCTCGAGCATCGCCGCCCGCGCCGACGAGTAGTTGGTCTGCGACCAGTCCTGGGCCAGCTGCTCGTAGCTCTGGCCCGTCGCCGCGGCGATGTTGCGCAGAACCGCACGCTCGAACTCGGCGAAGCTGCCGCTGGGCCGCTCAGCGGTCGTGAATCTGAACTGCTCCCCCGGGAACAGGGTCGGGATCCGCACGCCGTCGAGGGTCAGGCGCCGCTCGTCGTGGAAGTCCGAGCGGGCGGCCTGATAGTTCGACAGGCCGGTGTCCATGGCCTCCTCGATGAGGGAATGGTCGAGCGGGCTCTCGATGAAGGCCGCGAAGATCGCGTTGAGCAGTGCTGCCTGCAGCTCGGTTTTGCTGTAACGGTCCTCCATTCGGAACTTCTCGACGACCGGTGTCAGCAGAGACTTGCCGCGGGTGTCCCCGGCTCGCTCCGCCTCGAAGAAATGGATGACCCGCGTCCGGCCCCAGGGCGTGCGCCGCGGCACCCGCTCCCAGACAAACGAGTCCAGCGAAGTGAGTCCGACGTCGTTGGGATGGCGCACCCGGAATTGAAACGCCAGCGGCGCCCCATATCTGTTGATCTCGACGCCGCCCCGCAGCGTGTCCGTGTCCGGACCGTCATTGGGATTGGACAACCGGTCCGGATCGACCATCTGGATCGCTGTCCGGAAGGGTGTCCCCTGCCGTTTGATCCACTGCGGCACGGCCACGGTTTCGCCGTCGACGAGTCTATGACGCAGGCCGAGTCCCAGCAGTGCCGACAAGGTCATCCGTTCGCCGGCGTCGATAAAGCAGCGTGGGTCGTTGACGTAGTTCATGAAGCCGTTTTCGACGACGCGGCGGATCTCGCGCGCCCATTCCACGGACTGGCCCAACGCCTCGTAGTCCGGCCGGTACGACAGTCGGAAGCTCGCGCCGATCGCCTGGTCGACGTAGCGCTGTACCGCACCCGCCGCCCAGCCGTTGTTGCGCACCAAGTCGCGGACCCGCGCCACCGCCACGTCGCGCTCGGGCAGCCATTCGGCGTCGCCGGACCGCAGCTGCGGATTCCAGTTCGCCAACTCCTGGCTGCTGCGGTCCGCCGCGGCGTGCGACGGAGCGCGGCCAAAGGCGGCCTGACGCAGCCACCGTCCGGCTTTCGCCAGCATCGTCGGGGCCGCCATCAGAAGCTTACCCCTATGGCCCGGCGGCCGCGGCCGCCGCCGGCGACGGCGATCTGGGCCTTGAGGTCGCTGACATAGGCCTGCAGCTCTTTGCCCTGCGCCAGCTGATAGGTCACCGTGCTGCCGTCGGCCTTGCGCAGCGTCACCGGCTTGCGGGCTGTCAGCAGCGCGTGCAGCGCTGCCTCCGCCTCCGCGAGGCGGGCGTTCAGGGTGGCGATGTCGGACATCGGTTTCTCCTACGCCAGCCGCCTGGCTATCGACTTCGGTTTCGCGGCCGCGAATTGCGGCTTCCCATCCGCGCCGGCGGCCGCGGCCGACAGGGGCAGGTCCTCGAAATCCAGCTGGCCTGTCGGCGAGCGGGTCTCGCGTTCGCGCTCCAGCTTGTCCCAGGTCGTTTCGGGCATGCCGCGGACGCCCAGGTGAAGGGCCGCGCCCTCCGCCTGGTTCATGGTGTCGAGGACCTCGTTGTTCAGGTTCGGATCCTTCTTCCAGCGGGCCACCGTGAAGCCGTCGCGGTTCTTCTCCTCGACACGGCGCTCGGACGTGAGCTGGATGAAGTACTCGTCCTCGAGCCCCTTCGGCAGGGCGACGTATCCGAAAGCCAGCGGATCGGTCTTCGCCAGCCGTCGGTACAGCCCCATCTTCAGGGTCGAGACGCCCAGGTTGTAGAACCGTCGCGACCACGGAATCTTGCGGCCGCGACTGTTGTGCTCGCGCTTTACCCGAGCCAGCAGCGGTCCTGAATCCCGGTTGTCGCCGCGGATCATGATGACCTTCGAAACCGGCTTTCGCTTGGCCCAGTCCCAGACGTCCTCGGTCCAGGCGTTGCCGTCGATCGCCGTCCGGTCGATCCCGATTCTATTGCCGGCCTCGTTGCGCCACTTCTGGTCGAGCAGGCCGTCCAGCGCCTCCCGCGTTTCCGGTTCCGAGATGTGGCCGGGGATAACGAAATAGTCGATCACCCAGCGCCGGCCCTCGCGGCCCCAGGCGACGAGCTGCCCCTCGACACGATCCTTCTGGCAGTCCAGGCCGAAGGTCAGCAGCAGCGCGCCGCAGGGCAGGAAACCCCGCACGTGGCCTTCCGCAGCGGCGCGGTCGCGCAGCCCCTCCCAGGGCGGCGCCTCGCCCTTGAAGTGATAGGCCCGCCCGACCGTGTCGTTGAGGAAGACTTGCTCGGACTCCGGTTTGCCTTCCGCCTGGAACCATTCGGCGGCGATCAGGTCCCAGGTCTGCAACGGTGCATAGGCCGACCACAGGCAGAAGCTGCGGTGATACTTGGCCTTCGGGTTATGGGCGACCCAGTGCCCTTTGCGCACCATGTCGGCGCGGTGGTGTTCCTCGATCACCCCACCACACTCTGGGCAGGTAAAATAGGCCCGGTCCGGATGTTCCCGGTCCAGGTTGGCCAGCATGTTTTCCCATTCGAGCGGGTGCTCATGACCGCAATGCGGGCACGGTACGTGAAAGTGCTCCTGTGTCCCGGCCTCGAAGTTGTTCGTGATCCGGCAACCCGGCGACACCAGCGGCGTCGAGATCTTGAAGATCTTCGCGAAGGTGTAGCCGCGCGACCGGCTGTTGGCCTGATGCTCCGGATCGCCGGCCGGGTTCTTCTCCCATTTCGACAGGTCGTCCTGGACCTGCTTGGGCATCGATATCTGCGACAGCGATGCCGGCGAGTTCGCGCCGGAAATCAGGATCGAGCCGCGGCCGTCAATCCTTTCCTTGAACATGATGGCGTCGCCGCCGTCCCGCGACTTGTCGGGAAACAGCCGGCGCAGACCGGTGGTGCCGTTCAGCATCGGCTTCAGCTTGAGCCGCGACCACCGCCGGCCGTTCTCTTCCGTCGGGTGGACGTACAGGAAGTCGCCCGGGTCCATGTCCTGGCTGCCCAGGACGAACACGTTGGCGACGACCGTCTTGCCGATCTGCGCCGAACCCTTGAGCGTCACGGTGCGGCAGGGGTCGTCGGGGCCGAGCGCCTCGAAGATCTCCCGAAAGAACGGGAAGAGATCGTGATTGTACGGCCCCGGAAACTGGCTTTCCCGCTCCGAGAAGACGATGTTGTCCGCCGCCCACTTGACGAAATCCACCGGCGGCGGCGGTTCGAGGACGTCAATCAGGGCCTGCGTCGCCACCTTCTCCGGGTTCGCCAGAAGGATTGCCATCGCCGTTCCCGTCGTCGTCCTCGATGTGGTCGGCCATGCCCGCCAGGCTTTTCCGCGCGGCCTTCGTCGCCGCGGTCCGCACGTCGCGGAAATTGGTCCGCAGCGCGTGCTGGATATCGCGTTGGGCCAAGCCGAACTTGCCCGCCAGGTCGTTGGCCATGTCGGTCAGCCCGCCCTCGAAGATCTTCATCATCTGTCCGGCGATGCGCGCCATCTGCTGCTGCGCATCGGCGGTCCGCATGTAGAGGCCGGCCCGCTCCCGTTCCTCGGCGAGCAGCCTTCGGTTCTGCAGCTGCTTGTTGGCAAGGGTCTCGGCCTTGATCCGGTCCTCGACCGTCGGGTCCTTCGGCGGGACCGCCGCGGCGCCCTCCTCCGCCGCGGTCGCGCCGGCGTCGAGGTTCGTCCCCAGCCCGTTCAGGCCCATCCGCTGCGACAGATCGAGCGAACCGCGCAGCTGCTCGCAGGCGACGGAGACGCGGATCCGCGCCGAGCGGCCGATGCCGTCCAGGGCGTCGGGCCCGATCTTGCCTTCCTTGATCCACTGGCTGACCCGGCCCGGCGTCACGCCGCGCAGCTTGGCAAACTCGCCCTTGGTCACGGTCGCCGGCGTGCCGTCCGCCATCGCCTAAACTCCACTTGAGCCCGACTTGAGTTCTTTAGGCTTCGGAATCCCACTGTGACTGCCGAAACAACGCGGATCGAATTACC